AGCAGTTTCATTTGTGTCAACTCTATGGATGGAGAAGAAAAGAGGATGGGTATAAGCGGTTCAAGAAAAGTTTCGTCGAAGTTGCAAGAAAAAATGCAAAGAGTCAGGAAGAAGCAGGTGTTGCATTGTATGAAATTTCTGTGCAGGCAACAAAAAATAAAGAAGTCTATGAATACTATACAGCAGGTGTGAAACGAGATCAGTCTAAGATTGTATTTGAAGAGGCAAAACTGATGTTGAACGGATCGCCATTAAAGAAGAAGTTCAAACTTACGAATAATGCGATCACACATGTAAAAACAGGAAGCTACATAAAAGCACTGTCAAAAGAAGACGGAAAGACTGGA